GTGGACCCTGATGCTCCCAGTGCATTGCCATATCCTTTTGGATTGCTACTGTTCAACACACGCTACAGCTTTGGTAACGTGAAGGAATACAAAGTCAACTATCTTCCACTTACACAACAAATCAACGGTGACAGAAACCGTTGGGTTACAGCAAGTGGTTTGATGAACACTGGTGCGCCTTACATGTTGCGGAAAGCACAACGTCAATTGATTGTTACCGCTATGGCAAGTGCCTTGGCAGCTAGTGAAGAATTGAGAAGCGAAAGCAATGTGTTCAACTTGATGGCTGTTCCCGCTTATCCAGAACTTTTGGATGAAATGGTTACCTTGAACACTGACAAGAAAGACGTTGCGTTCATTGTTGTTGACACCCCAGCTCGCTTGCAGCCTGATGGCACAAGTATTCAAAATTGGGCCACAAACGCTGCCAATGCATTGGGTAATGGTGAAGAGTCACTTATTACTGCTACACGCTATGGCGGTGTCTACTATCCATGGGGATTGGCTACAAATATTGATGGTACACAAATATTTGTACCAGCCAGCATGACTATACTGCGCACCATTGCCTTCAACGACCAAGTGGCTTATCCCTGGTTTGCCCCAGCAGGATTCACACGCGGATTAGTAAGTGCTGTTAGCAGTGTTGGTTACTTGAACGCAGAAAATGAATACGTGCCTGTTGCATTGAGTCAAGGACAACGAGACACACTGTATCAAAACAAGATTAACCCCATTGCATTCATTCCTGGGCGCGGACTTGTTGTGTATGGACAAAAAACCCTCAGTCCCTTGAGCAGTGCATTGGACCGCGTAAATGTTGCCAGATTGATTAACTATTTGAACTATCAATTGGACATTTTGGCCAAACCCTTCTTGTTTGAGCCCAATGACAAACAAACACGCGATTCTGTAGCCCGCACATTTGAAAGCTTCTTTGGTGACTTAGTGGGCTTGCGTGCTGTATATGACTTTGCTGTGGTTTGTGATGAAACGAATAATTCGCCAACACGTATTGATCGCAATGAGTTGTGGATTGATGTGGCTGTCAAACCCACCAAAGCCATTGAATTCATTTACATACCATTGCGAATTTTGAACACTGGCGATCCATTGCCATAATATTTGAATCTATAACAAGAGAAACCGGAGCTCACTGCTCCGGTTTTTCATTAAGCCATATCCATTTACTGCTACCACAATCCCAAATCCTGTTCCAACCTTGCGCCTTGCGATTTTCCCATTCTGTCAAGGCAGGATCATCCTGCGAGTTTTTGCGCAAGCTAAATCTGTGCAGTCGTGTAACATCAGGCCCTTTGAAATACCAATAATTTGGCGTGCCTAAATTTATGCAAGTAAATCCCAATTGTTCATATACAGTTCCTTGATTCCATCTTAAATCACAGTAACTTATAATTTGTTTTGGATTGTAATTGGTTACAAAATATTTGAATAATTTTCCCGCCCCGCCCATAACTTGCGTTTTTGTGATACTGCACAGCCTACTCAATTCCCAGACATCGGCTCCTGTGTTCCGAGAACCTTTGCTGATATTGGGTTGACTAAAGGTTGCCACTTGGATCAATTGTTCCCCATAATACAATCCCAAGCAAATCTTGCTAGCTCCACTGCCTTGAATATGATTTTGCGTGCAAAAGTCACGGGCAATTTTGGCATCAATGGGTTTCACAACACATTTTCTTGCAGCAATTTTGTTGTGACATTTACCTAGTAAGTGTTGTAGCCGACTTTTTACTATGTCTTGTTTGGTTAACCATTCATCTTCAAAAACAGTAATCAAGGATATTCCTTGTGCAGCACATAATTCTTTTTTGTTTTTGTGATAATTTTTATCTTTCCCCTGTAGTTCACTATGCCAATATAGACCGCAATATTCCACTGCAAGGTTCCTGTGTGGAATCAGTATATCCAGTTCCAAGGGAAAAATAGTTGATCGGTTACCACTTAAGACGGTTTCATGTGGCAAAACGGATCGTATCCAGAACAGCAACTCAAGTTCAGCATTGGACTTGACGGGAATTGGTCGGCAAACAGGGCAAATGTCTTTCCGCCACTTGGAAATAGTGAAATATTGTTTTGTAATGGAGAATTGATTGTTACATGCAATACATTTAACAAATACATTTTGACCTTCCACAGACTCACACAATAAATTTGCATCGGAAATTGCTTGTAACATCTTATCATGGCTCAACATTGATTTTTTCAATGCAGACATGCGGCTGCTTGCACTGATCTTGTTTTTGGTTGTTTGTGAGTGTTTTTTGCCACGCATATGACTCCCAAAATCATAACCTTGCTCGTGCAATGTTTGTTTGGCTTTTGCTGCTCGTTGTTGCATCAATTCTGGATTCTGATGTGCGTAATCTTGCACTCCTTGGCGGATCTGATTCCTAGTAGCAGGGCTCAATATGGCCCCTTTTCTGGGATGAGTATCATTCTGCTGCCATTTGACAGTTCGCGCTGCAACAGCTTTGCGTAGATTTTCAAGATGGTCGGGATCTGTAACTTTCTTGCCTTTGTTTGACGGAATTTGACCTTCCCGCTTTTCACTCATTTTTTGTAAGCTGGCTTGCGCATGTTTCTTACCAAACATGCCGTTTTTTTCGCCGCTGCGCGCTAAACTACGTTCTTTTTTGTAGTCCGCACAAGCTAAGCTATCACGCCCAAATTTCTGTCGGTATTGTTCACTACTTATTTGATGAGAGAATTTCAAATGAGTGCTGCTGATAATCTTGTCAAATATTTTTTCACATAACTGACACGTTATTGTCATAGCTATTTCCTTCGTTTTAGTATATAGTTATTTAAGGCTTTATAACAATATCTATCCATAATAATCTGTCTAGACAGACAACAATCTGAACTTAAGCTTAAATACAAGAAAACAATTGCAGGTAACATGACAAGCTCAATTCTTGAATCTGAAGAAATTGACTCAGACCCTCAAACTGACCTTGATTATGAAAGGCAGAGAGTTACTGGTGAGTTGACTAAACTAAGTGTAGCCTTGTTTGAGCACTACAGCTCTACTATGGGGAAAAATGATGCATTGGGTATGTTGATTGAAAGTTTGAGCGAAACCTTAGGCAATATGATCAGTCTTGTTGCTGATGATCATCAACAAGAAGTTATTGACGGTGCACATTTGGTTATTCTGCAAGGCCTAATCAGTCAACAAGAGAGCATTGCTCTATTGGCTTATGGTCAAGTGGGGCATGCCTAAAAACTGCCCCTGATTTTTCCACCCTCTCTCCATAAATAAGTTTGCAATAAACAAGTTTCTGGAGTAGAGCATGGTAGAGACTCTTTCAAAATTCGGCGTTCCCATCAACGGTGCAAGAAATGGCTTGCTCATGCCGAAGATCAAACATCGCTTCCGTGTGCGAGTAATCAATTTTGGGCCCATTGCTGGTGGGTTGGAGTTGACTCAACAGGTAGTTAGTGCAGCCCGGCCCAATGTTTCAATGAACAGCGTTGAGGTACACAGCTACAATTCCATTATGCATTACGCTGGTAAGGCAACTTGGCAACAGATGAACATCACTGTTCGTGACGATATTACTAACAGTGTCAGCAAACTCGTGGGTCACCAGCTACAAAAACAAATGAACTTTTTTGAACAAACAAGTGTTGCTGCGGGCATCAATTACAAGTTTACAACTATTCTTGAAATACTTGATGGCGGCAACGAAACAGTATTTGAAACTTGGACTTTGGAAGGTTGTTTCCTTGAAACTGTTGATTATCAATCACTAGAATACAACAGCAGTGACCCCGTGGACATTCAGCTTACTGTGAGATTTGACAATGCCACCCTTGCGGATGGGTTGTTTGAACTAAATCCGCAATTTAGACCTGGTGTCAGTATAGGATAACCTGTGCCTTTAGCAGCCGATCAAGCGCAACAGCAAACCTCTAATGAACTAGGCGCATCAGCAGGAAGCCGTACCTACTATCGCGGCCTCCCTTTGATCTTGCGCAACAGTAGGTATGCTACAAAACATACAAAAACCAATCGTGTCATTAGTGCAATGCCACGTCAAAAGTTTTTGTTTTATGCAAGCTTCAATGCTGGGCCTGCCATCAGCTCCTTGAGAGAATTCAGCAGTTGGCAATCAGGATTTGCCTTCCAAATCAAAACTATTGATAGGCCTAAATTCTCTCCTGAGGCTAAAATCCTAAAACAATACAATCGTAAGCGTGTTGTCTACACTGGTATCGACTATTCAGATTTGAATATCATTTTGCACGACACTGTTGATGACCGAGTATTACGGGTGTGGAGAGATTACTACAACTGGTATTTTGGGGATGGAAGACTGCGGCCTAATAGTAGAATAGGCAATGCAGTGGCTTGGCGAAGCAGCGTAATTGAAAAAGAGTTTAGTATCGGAAGTGGCTGGGGATTCAGTCCACAACCAGGCCCTGACACTAACTTTTTTGAAAGTCTTGACATTTACACCTTTTATGGTGGCAAGTACACCAAAATGCGAGTATACAATCCAAAAGTGTCCAGTCTTGAGTTTGACAGCTTGGAAACAGAAAGCAGTGCCCTTAACACAATCAACATGACTGTCAAGCATGAAGGTGTAGCTTTTGAGGAAGTAGCTTATAAATTAACTCCTGAATTGATCAGCAAATTTGATTTAGATGGCGGTGACTATTATGAGCCTGCAGACATGTTTGGCGGTGTGAACACCTTTTTGTTGGAATTGGATGACAGCATTCAAAACACATTGGATGGGCTGCTCAACAATGTTGCCAGCAACGTACCTTTTGTGGGACAGGTGTTGAGCAGTCTTGGATCACGTGCCATAACTGCAAGTGGAATAACAGGCATTGGGGGCAGAGTCGCACAGCGACTGGGGTCAAGTGCATTGAGTAGATGGGGGAGATTCATCTAATGGTTCAAGATCTCATAACCAGGAATTTGATTGATCAATCAAATAATTTTGGTCAAGAAAGTATCGTTGTAAATGTGCAAGGCACAAGACAGTTTCAAAATCCCGCAACAGGTGAATTGCAAAACCGTCCCATCAATGCCAGTGCATATGATTTACAAAATAGCCCACTTGATAACAGTTTCCAAATCAATCCCGAAAACTATGCGATCGCCAAAAGCATGTTCTCAGGCCAAGCAGTTCCTGAAAATCTCAGCAACACTTATGGCGCTATTGCTGCGGTAACTGCAAAAAGCATAAACAAAAATCCACAGAGCTTGTTCAAAAACGGTGTTATGACGCCAGACCTGTTGGAGAATTTGAATTTTTTTCGATCAGCAGCAAGTCAAATAGGTTACAACAATGGGCCGCCTGATCCCCCGTATGTCAATAATTTGATGCTCAACGCAAAGATTTTGGCACAAACAACATAAGATTCTAAATAGATGCATGGCAATAAAATACAGTCAAGGCACCTTCACACCGAAAAATCCTGGAAAAGTGGTTGGTAATCCCTCACCTACCTTCCGTAGTTCTTGGGAATTAGCATGCATGCATTTTTTTGATACTCATCCCAGCATAATTCAATGGGCTAGTGAATTTATCAAAATACCCTACAAAAACCCCTTAACAGGCAAACAAAGTCTCTATGTGCCTGATTTCCTAATTGTATATCAGGACAAAGCTGGTAACAACATAGGTGAGCTGATTGAAATCAAGCCCAAAAAAGAAACCTTGATGGAAAATGCCAAAAGCAAAAGAGATAAAGCGTTTGTAATTGTGAATACAGCAAAATGGGCTGCTGCATTTGCTTGGGCAAATAAACAGGGTTTGAAATTTAGAGTTGTGAATGAAGACAGCATATTCAAGCAAAAAGGCAAATAATGGGACGTTTTGATCAACTGGAACAAACTTTTGACTTGCCTAGACTGGAAGACAGCATATCTCCTCAAGAGTTGGTGGAAACCAGTCTTGAGAAAGCAAAAGATTTGGTTAAGGAATTCAAGGATCAAGATGCTGGTGAAGTTCATGACGATGAAATGAACGAAATTGCCAGTTTGGCGATAGAGTGGGGCAAGAATTTAAATGATCTCGGCATGACAGTTGAAATGCGACACGCAGGGGAAATTTTCACAGCCAGCGCAACAATGCTGAAAGTTGCCTTGGATGCCCGGAACAGCAAAATGGACCGACGTTTGAAACAATTGAAATTGGATTTAGACCGATTGAAATTGGAAAAAGCTTTCCCAGATAAAAATGAGGAAGTTGATACAGGGAATATCAAAGTTTTGGACCGTAACGCATTGCTGGAACAATTGCGAGAGTTCAGCAGAGAAACTAAATAGAGGAAGAATTGAAAGTAGTGCTATGAAAAGTTTCAAAACATATTTGGAAGAAGCTCAAAAACAATACGACTTCCGCATCAAAATGGTGGTTCCGCCCACAGATGAGCATATGGATGACATGGAGCGGCTGTTAAGTAGATACAACCTCATCAGCATTGGCACTCCAGTGAAGATCTCTCCCAAGCAAGATGCTATGGAGTTCCGGGACATTGAAAATGCTGATGTTTGGTATATTGATGCTGTAATTGGCATCCCTTTCAGCGCATACATTCTTCAACAAGAACTTCGTGCTGCATTGAATATTCCTGAAAAGTTTTTGGTTGTGCGTAATGACAACGAGCCTATTGAAGTTGAAAGTCAAAAGATGCAAATCCTAAGCCTATTGGACAAAATGGCTGATGAAAAAGGTTTAACACAAAAAGCCAGCTTGTTGAGCACAGATAATGAATATCTAGATGCTGAACAGCCAGTTGTCAAAGACGCATTTGGGGACAAATACAACAAAAAATTTCTCAGTTATCTGGCAGACGTTGCAGCTTCTCGGAAACCCCAAGAGTTTGAAACCCTCAGCAGTCACATTTCAGTTAAGGAATTGAAAGCTGCTCGGCAAGAACCCACTCAAGACTTGGCAGATTTTAACGACAAGCATGATACACCAAAGCCTGTAACAAAATCCAAAAAATCCAACAAAATGCCAGTTGACAGCAAATTTTTGACTAGCAGTGGAAATTTTGATGACGACAGCAAGACCTACTTCACAGCACGCAAAAATCGCAGTGGGAAAACAGTAACCATGAGCATGCAAGCTGACGAAATCAGGCATCCTAGAAAAGGCAAGTAATTATGGAATCAAATCGATATAATTTAACTATTTCAACCAAAGACATTCCCAGCAAGAGTGCTAGTGTTAGCACTGACGATGCAGGTGATGTGATGAGGTTGATGCAGCTGGCTGGGCAAGGTAGTGACAAAAGATATAATGCATCAATAACATCTGCCAGTCAAAATCCCAATGATGCTGCTTCCATGACCGTAAACACTTGTGAGCCTGACGATGTTATGCGCTTGTTGCAGTTGGCTGGGGTTCCTCATATGACACAATCTAAAGCTTGTGGCTGTGATGGCCCTTGCGACTGTGATGTAGGAAAAGCTTGCGGCTGCCAAGGACCTTGCGATTGTGGAGACAGCGGCGTAGATGCCACGTCTCCAGAGGTAGTTGTTATGGAACAACAGGCTGAGTATGATTATGGCCACAAAGACCCTACTGAAGAAACTAAAGAATTTGACATAAAAGACTATAACTTCAAGGGACGTGGCGATCTGCCTGAACGTTTGACAAATGCGCGATTTGGCAGCAATGCTTTGAAATCAGAAATGCGTGAAAGTATTCATGCCCGTTTAGTAGCAGCCTACAACGACTTCATAAATGAAAGTGAACAGCGTGTAAATGCAGATGGTCGGGCCAGCCCTCTAACAGCTACAAAACGTGATGAGTTTTTGAAAGATCCCTACACTGAAGAACCTGACACTGACGGCAGTGAAAGCCCTTTGACTGATATCAAACGGCAACACATAAATCGATAATTTGCATGCTGATACGTCGCACAACAATAGTAACACTGGACATTTTTTATTATCGACCTGATTATCAACACCTGATTCAGGAATTTGTGTGGACGTTGGATGACTACGTTCCAGAATTGCAGCGAACACAAGCGTTCTTGCAATTCTGGAAACAAAATATTGATGCAGTGATAAAAGAAATATTATTGGGTGTCAGCGGAGAAACACCTCGTAAACTGGAAGCAGTTGACCATTTGTTCCGCTTGTATTAGAGATGCTACAAAATAACACTGATCCAGTCCTAATAAAAAAGCCGCACCAACAGTTGCGACTGAATGCACACCAAGAGGCTGAGTTCCTCAAGTGTGCTATCAATCCCTTGTATTTTATAGACAACTACATATACATTCGACATAGCACCAAAGGCAGAGTGCCCTTCAAACTGTTTGACTATCAAAAAGACTTGGTTTTGACCTACTGGCAAAACCGCCAAGTTATAGCTATGTGCTCAAGACAGTTGGGGAAGACAGAAACAGCAGCCAGCTTCATGTTATGGTTCGCAACGTTCCAAAAAGATGTGAATATTTTGATCGCTGCCAATAATTTTCGCGCAGCTACCGAGATTATGGATCGCATCAAATTCAGTTATGAAGAACTTCCTGACTGGTTAAAAGCTGGTGTTGTGACCTACAACGTGCAAAAGATTGTTTTTGACAACGGCAGCAAGATTGAAAGTGCTACTACCACTCCTTCAACAGGACGTGGTAAATCCATCAGCTTGTTATATTTGGACGAGATGGCATTCGTTAAGCCTCGAATTGCTGAAGAGTTTTGGAGTGCCATCAGCCCAACTCTAGCCACTGGAGGAAAATGCATTATCACTAGCACTCCCAACAGTGATGAGGACCCATTTGCACAAATTTGGTATAGCAGTAATCGTACAATTGACGAATTTGGGAACGAACTGCCTGATGGACTGGGAGCAAATGGATTCAAAGCATTTGTTGCCAAATGGAATCAACATCCTGATCGAGACGAAGACTGGGCCAAAAAAGAGCGTGCCAAAATTGGTTATGAAAAGTTTGAGCGTGAATATGAACTGCGGTTCCTAACAGCAGACAGCACCTTGATTGACAGTCAGTGTCTAGCAGGACTGGTTTCAACTGAACCCTTGTTCAAAACCAACCATATACGATGGTGGGAAAAGCCTCAAGCCAACAACATTTATCTCATTAGCCTTGATCCATCAGCTGGCGTGGGATTGGACTCAGCAGCTATACAAGTATGGCGATTGCCAGAAATGGCTCAGGTTGCTGAATGGATGCATAACCGCAGTGATGTTGCTACACAATTGAAAATGATTGTACAAATTACCAGCTTCATCGAACGAGAAATGCGAGCACAACCCCAGCAAATAAGCGAACCAGAAATATTCTGGACATTTGAAAACAACAGTTATGGGCAGGCTGTTATTGAACTTTTAAATGAAGCAGGATGGGACGTAGTACCAGCGCAATTGATGAGTGAACCCAATCAAAGTGGATCAAAGTTCAGGAAAGGATTGAATACAAATGGGCGCACAAAGAATCAAGCTGTAACCAAACTCAAAAGTTTGATAGAAGGCAATCGCCTCCAAATCAAGAGCAAGCCTTTGATCTCAGAACTGAAAAACTATGTTACCAAAGGCGGAAGCTTTGCAGCCAAAAGTGGAGAACACGATGACTTGGTCAGTGCACTATTGATGATAGTAAGAATGAGTCAGCTTATAGCAAGATGGGACGATAGCACAGCATCACAAATCAGGAATAATGATTTAGTGGAGGTTGATGATTTGATGGAGCCTTTGCCAATAGCTGTTAGCATCTGGTAATCTCTTAAATATTGGAATAGAGAAGGGATAGAGTATGGCAACACCTCATGAAGAGATGGCCCAATTGATTTTTGATGTTTTGAGTGGCAAGGGTCATGAAATTTATATGTACGATGAAAAAGGCAATCAAGTTTTTGATCCCAAGAAAAGCGATCGCCTTTGGAGTAACAATGAAAAGTTGATGGTTTCTCTAGGATATACCAAAGGCAAGCCACCTAAACCCTTGGTTACATTTTATACGAGTGATGTAACAGACAAAAAAAGGTTCAAGGATATCAAATTTGCCTTGAAGAGACACAATCCATGGGACTTCAGTTTTGACACCGAGCATTTTGCTCGTACGCTTGAGCCACGTCATTTCAAACACATGAACGTAACAGAAACTCATTCTTGGAGTGGAAGCACACGCACTAGCTATTTTCCCATCAATGGCGTATTGGTTGTAATCAAGCACTCAAGGCCTTGGCACAAAGACAATCTTGATCAAGCCCAACGCTGGCGCAGAATCAAACAGGTTATGCTCCATACTCCAACAGGAGAAAGATTTAAATTTCCGTTGAACCATGTGCTGGGAGCCAAAGCTATGGCACAGCATCTAAGCCAACAAAAATCCATGCACGACGCTGAAGGAACTTTGATTCAAGATTTGACCAAATCCCTACAAAACATGAGTGCACTTCAACGTCGGGCACGTAGACTGGGGTCCACAAGCTTGCTGAATGAAATCAGCACAACTCGTGGACAAATCAAAAAGCTCTTGGGACAAATGGCAGAAACACGCTCCTACAATGAGGGTGTTAGTAAGGCCAGAAAAATGTTGACTGATTGGAAACACCCTACAACATCATTGCCATTGACTTTCCGTGAAGCCAAAGACATGATGGGTTGGTTGGAAAGTTTTGATCTCCAGATAAGTGAAAATGAATCAAAAACAGACCAAGTGAAAGCTGCTTGGGTAGCAAGTGATGGCAACAAATATGAAACCCTAGACTACTTGAAAAGAAATGTTCCAGGGTGGGAAAGCCGCTTTGAAGCCGATCCATCTGCTGTGACAGCAGAGTTGGATGAAATAATTGAACAATTGAAAAAATCAGAAAAATAACTTGTAAGAACTATCAATACTAAATAAGCTTGTTAGTGACAACAAAACAGTGTTTTGTTGTCTCTATCCTGAAAACATATAGACACTTTAATAGGCACATAGAAAGAAAAATACAATGGCACTATCATTAGCTCAAATTCGTGAAAAACTACTTGAACAACAAAATTCAAAAGACCGCGCTCGTACAGGTGGCGGTGGTGGGGATAAAGCAAATTATCCCTTCTGGAGCAATCCAGACGGCAGCACAGCAACACTACGATTTCTTCCAGACGGCGATACCAGTAATGATTTCTTTTGGGTTGAACGGCTGATCACGCGTCTTCCCTTCCCAAGTATCAAAGGTCAAGCTTCAACTGGTCGTCCAATTGAAGTGCAAGTGCCTTGCGTTGACATGTGGAAGCCTGGCAGTTGCCCAATCAATGCAGAGATTCGTCCCTGGTGGAAGGGCGGCAAAGAAATGGAGGACATGGCACGCAAGTATTGGCGCAAAAAGTCATTTTTGTTCCAGGGCTTTGTGACACAGAATCCCAATCCTGAGGATCTAGCCAATCTTCCAGAAAATCCCATTCGGCGCTTTGTGATCAATCCCAGTGTGTTTGATCGCATCAAGACAGTGTTTCTTGACCAAGAGATTGAAAACAACCCCATTGACTATGACAACGGGCTGGATTTCCGTTTGGTAAAGGGG